GTCGAAGTTTACAATCGAATCAAGAACGGCTATCCTGAACTCGTTTCGAAAATCAACCGACTTCGTGAAATGGACGAATCAACCGAAGCTTATCGGTCATTAAAGAATTCATTGTTGGCGATTATGTTCAATGGAACATTCAACCAGCGCACCGACAACGGACTTGTTGAACATTCCGGGTTGTGTATTCTTGATTTCGACGACTATCCTGACCAAGAAACAATGAATCAAGACAAGCAACGGTTCAAATCATTGCCATTTGTGTTCATGGTCTTCACTTCACCTTCGAATAAAGGACTGAAGGTTGTTGTCAAGATACCACAATCAACGAAAGAAGAACACAAGCGACGATTCAAAGCGCTTGAACTTGAATTGAATTCCGATTACTTCGACACGTCCAGTCAAAACGTTTCAAGGGTGTGTTTCGAAAGCTACGATCCAGACGCTTATTTGAACGAATTTTGTGACGAATTCACAACCATTGACGAAGAACGTGGACACATTTTCCTTGAACGTCCACCAGTGTGTCGATTGGTGGACGAATCAAAAATCATTGAACGAATCATGAAGTTCGATTTCGGTGGTGAATTCAATTCAGGGAATCGGAACAACTATATTTTCAAGCTTTCCGCTTGTCTTTGCGAATACGGAATAACGCGCGACGTTGCCGAATATCACCTTGAACAATTCGTGTCGAGCGATTTCACGAAAGCGGAACTGGCGAACACAATCAAAAGCGCGTATCGAACCGCTGACTTCAAAACAAAGTATTTCGAAGACAATGAAAAACTGACCAAAGCGAAGATAAAAATTCGACAAGGAATCGCGACCAAGGACATTACCGAAGCGCTTGGACTTGACCAAGAACAAATCGAAGAAATCAAATCCGACGTTGAAAACAATCAAGACGTTTTCTGGACAATCACACAATTGAAAACTGGTGAAAAGATTTCAATTGAACCTAACAATTATTCAGCTTTTCTTTCGAAACATGGATTCGGGAAATACTATCCAGAACGCGCGTTGTCACCGACATTCGTTGTGGTCAATGAAAATAAGGTTCGTTTGTCTTCGGTTGAACAAATCAAAGATTTCGTGTTGAAATATCTCGAATCGCGATGTGAAATATCGGTGTGGAATTATTGTTCCAGATCAACGTATTTGTTCAGCGAAAATTTCTTGAACATGATTGATTCAATCGACGTCAAAATGCTTCAGGACAACAAGACCGAATCTTTCATTCCATTCAAGAACGGCGTTGTCACAATCACGAAGAAGGACGTCACCTTGAAAAGTTACATCGACGTGAACGGTTACATTTGGGAAAATCAAATTTTGAACCGGGACTTCGTTCAGCTGGACGACCACAAGAATGACTTTCAAGATTTCATTTATAAGGTATCGAACCAAGAAAAGACACGAAGCGAAGCGCTTGAAACAACGCTCGGTTATTTGATGCATACCTACAAAGACAAGACCGAACAGAAAGCAATCATTTTCAACGACCAAGAAATCGACGACAACGCGAATGGCGGTTCAGGAAAATCCTTAATGTTGACGGCAATCAATTATTTTAGGAATCTTGTAACCGTGGACGGAAAACAATTCAATTCATTGAAAAATGATTTCGTTTATCAACGTGTGAATCTGGACACGCAAATTCTGGCATTCGACGACGTGAAAAAGAACTTCGACTTTGAACAATTGTTCAGCGTGGTGTCGCAAGGAATCACCGTCAACCGAAAAAACAAGGACGAAATTTATATTCCTTTCGAACGTTCACCGAAGATTGTTATCACCACGAACTATGTGATTGCTGGCGCTGGATCAAGTCACGACCGACGAAGACACGAACTTGAATTTTTTCAGTATTTCAACGCGCAACATTCGCCATTGAAAGAATACGGTCGTTTGTTGTTTGATTCTTGGTCACAAGATGACTGGTCACGATTTGACAACTACATGATTGCTAACGTTCAAAAATACCTGAACGACGGATTGACCGCCACGACATCAATCAACGCCGACACGAAGCGTTTCATTCAATCAACTTGCAAGGACTTCTTTGAATTCGTGCGTGAAGGCAATCTTGAACTTGACATTTATCACTACAATCAATCCAAGCTTCAGGAATTCCAAACCGAAACGAATTCATTCAAGGACCTTTCAACGCAAAAGTTCAAGAAATGGGTGAAGGAATACGCGAATCACAAGGGGTACAAATACACCGAAGGTCACAACCATTCCGGTCGTTATTTTATCTTGACTGAAGGTTCACCAGCGAATGAAATTACACCGAAAAACGATTGTCCATTTTAAATATATATATTATGAATTACTTACTTATGTTAATGCTTATCTTGACCATTGTTATTTGGTGGATTGCGATTTATTTATTCGGCTGGTGGGGTGCGCTTGGGTGTCTTGTCATCGGAATTTCTGGAACGTTGTGGATTGAAACAAAAGGGTTGTCATGAACCAGCACAAAATTTATCGAGTATTAAAATTGATTCAATTACTTGAAATCAAACCGCGAACCGTGAACGGAATGTCAAGGTATTTGAATATCAGCGAACGAAGCGTTTATCGTTATTTGAAGTTATTTGAAAAGCTTGATTATAATTTGAAGCGTGACAATTATTGCAAATACTATATTGAAAAAAAATGAACATGGCATATATTTTCAAATCACTTTTATTGATTAGTATATTAATAGGGTGCAAAAGCGCACAGCAATGCGATGCATACGGATATATAAAAATGGAACAATACGACTATATTCAGGTGGTCGGATACACGGATACCATTCCCACATTTGGCGAGACATGGATGCAACTGCCAAAAGGTGAATATCAATTGAAAGCATGGAAAGAAAATAAGGAGTATATATTGAATGTTAAATTATGAACAAAGAAAACAAACAACGACTTGAAGCGCTGAAGCTGGCGAATGACATCGAAAGACATCCGTCTTTCCCTGAAGCTTACTTCGTGAAGAAAAAGTGGGACGACAAGACCGCAAACGGATTGACCAAGGCAATCACATCGTTCATCCAGTTCAACGGCTACCAAGCGGAACGAATCAACACAATGGGTGTCGCAAGGGAAAACAAACGAACCGACGGGAAAGTCATCGGTGTGACGTGGACGAAGGGAACAAGTACGGCTGGTTCAGCTGACATTTCAGCGACTATTCGTGGACGTTCGGTGAAGATTGAAGTCAAGGTCGGAAAAGACCGTCAAAGCGACGCGCAAAAGCGATACCAAGAATCAATCGAACGCGCTGGTGGTGTGTATATCATTGCACGTGACTTCGACACCTTCGTGGAATGGTTCGATGAATTTGTGAAGCAATGATTGAATTCACAATCACACAAGAACAAATCTTGCGCGCCGAAATGCTGTACAAATTCAAATCACTGAACAATTCAATTCGTGAAGGTGACGGAAATTTGACCGGTGCGCTGGGTGAAATCGTGGTCTTCGATTACTACACGAAAAAAGGTTGTCAGGTCGAACATTGTCAACACCACGATTTCGATTTAATGATTGAAGGTTACACCGTTGAAATCAAAACGAAAGGTGTCAACACGATTCCGCTACCAGAACACACTTGTCATGTGTCGAATTTCAACGCAAAACAACAATGTGAATTTTATTGCTTTGTGAATGTCAAGAATGATTTTACGAAAGCTTGGTTGAAAGGAATGATTTCACGAACTCGATTTGATTCAATCAAGCAATTAAAAAACAAAGGTGATTTCGATAAAAATTTTCAATTCAGGTGTGACACTTGGATCGTGTTGAATTCTCAATTGACAAAAATTAATTAACTTTTGTTTCACGAATGAAAACTTTGTTTATCTTTGGTGAAATTTAATACTTATAATTATGGCGACAACAAGAAAAACGACCGACGAGGTCACACCTGAAGCACCGAAGGGATTGTTTCACAAGCTTCATTCGGCGAAGCAACACATCGGAAAGGTAGCGAAGAACGCTATGAATCCACATTTCAAAAAAAGTTACGCGGACATCAATTCATTACTGGACACGGTTGAACCGATATTGTTGGCGAATGGCTTGATTCTTTTGCAACCAGTCAAAGCGAATCTTGTCTTCACGCAAATCATTGACATCGATTCTGGTGAATCAATTGAATCGTGCATGGAAATTCCAGTGAACATAATTGATCCACAAAAAATGCTTTCGTGCGTGACGTATCTTCGTCGCGGAACGCTTCAATCATTGTTGTCACTTCAGGCAATTGACGACGACGGGAACGAAGCTTCGAAGCCGTCAGGCAAACCGACAATTGACGAAGAACGATTCAAGAATGCTTTGAAGGCAATCGCTGACGGAAAGTTCACGGTTGATAAATTAAAAGCGACTTATTCATTGACACCTGAACAAATCAATCAACTGAAATGAAAGAAATGACCGCGGAACAACGCGCAAAGTATTTGTTTGAATTGTTTGATTTCATCGAATACGATTCGAACGTGAAGACATTCATGGCAAGGAAATCATGCGCGTTGATTCTGGTTCAAGAACTCATGAAGGACGTTGACATCAAATCGCGTGACTTCATTTATTGGTCAAATGTTAAACTAAATTTATTAGAATTATGAAATTTATCAAATACTTTAGAATCTGGATTGAAAAAGAAAAACATCAAGACGGTGGTTTTTGGTGTTACATGGGAATGGATGAAGACGGTTATTTGTGGGAATTAAACGAAAACCGTGAAAGTCATTTCGCTGACAAAGTCAATGCAACCTTGGAACAATGGATTGAATGGGAATATAAAATTGAAGAATTATGAAATGGCGTGCTTCACAAATGGGAAAACTCATGACAACTTCCCGGTCGAAAACCGACGTGTTGTCACAAACGGCGAAGTCGTACATCGACCAGCTTGCGAAAGAAGATTTCTTCGGTTACACTTCACCGCTGGTGAATCGGTATCTTGACAAAGGAATCAATCAGGAACTTGAATCAATTCAGCTATTGAACGCGGTGTGTTTCGACAACTACCAAAAGAACACACAACGTGTTGAAAATGATTTTATGACTGGCGAATGTGATATAATTACGAATGAAAAAATCATTGACATCAAAACAAGCTGGTCGCTTGACACGTTCCCGGAATTGCCTGAAGACATCGACGCGAAAGATTATGAATGGCAGGGACGCGCTTACATGCTTTTGTACAACCGATTTGAATTCGAACTTGTTTATTGCATGGTGTCGACTTGGGACGAATTCTTGACGCAATACGATGACAAAACGCTTCACAAGGTTGACCACATTGATCCACGAAAGCGAATCACTTCAATCACCTTTGAACGCGACCTTGAACTTGAACGACAAATGATTGAACGTTGTCAGGTCGCAACGGAATACTATATTGAAAGAATATCTAAATTGAATAACAAATGAAGCCAAAACTAAATTAAAATAACACATTTGGCTAATTATAAACTGAATAACAAATGAAGAAATTTTTTATTCTGGAATGTAATTCCGAAGAACTTGACACCGCGTTTTTCATTACTGAATATCTAAACAATCTTGGTCATGATTACACGATTTCAGTGACCAGCAATGAAGGTCAATTCGATTTGAAATCGGTGTCGATTGATGAATTCAAAACATTTAATAATATACTATACAATAACAAATGAAACAAACCGCAACGAACTACCTAATCGACCAGCTTGAATTGAAAGTCATGGCGCAACATTTACCATGGGTTGCCGAAATTCTTGACAAGGCACGTGAAATGGAAAAAGAACAAATCATTCAAGCTTATGAGAATCTTAACTACGATGACGGCGAACAATACTACAATGAAACGCATGGAATCGAAGATTGAAGACACGGTGTTACTTGCGGTCATGTCGAAGTATTATGAACGTTCAAAACGTGGTGTTGAAAAGTATGGACACACGCTTGACCGAACCGACATCGATTTGCTTGGCTGGTTGAATCACCTTCAGGAAGAATTGATGGACGCGACGCTTTACATTGAAAAACTAAAAAAGGAAATATGAAACAAACGGCGGTTGAATGGTTAGAGCAACAATTATTTAATAAGCGAGGTGCGTTGAATAAATCAGACATTGACAAAGCAAAAGCAATGGAAAAGAATCAAATTGTTGAAGCTTATAACACATCATTTTTATTAAGATATGAGCCATATTCAACAGCAGAAAAATACTATAAACAAACTTATGAAAGCAACACTTGAATTCAACCTACCAGACGACGACGCTGAATTTTATTGCGCGACGAAAGGAACGGCGATGCTGAACGCCTTGTGGGAAATCAACAGCGAACTTCGAACGCTTTGGAAATACGAGGAACTAAGCGACGAAGAATGGAAAATCGTTGAACGAATCCGGGAAAAATTCTTCGACATCCTTCGGGACAATGATATCAATCTGGACAAATGAAATACGCAATCATTTTCGCGTCCGCGGTTGTCTTGGAAATATGTTCGACGTTTTACATTCGATTTGTCGCGGACAAGAATACCTTCGGAATGATTGTGTTCGCTTTCATCGCGCCATTCTTGTCGTTGGCTTTTGCTGGCTACATGGTTGAAAGCAAACAATGGAATGAACGAATCAAAATGGCTTTTTCGCTGGCGTTCGGTTACGTCGTCGGCGCTTTAATAGTAATTTTTTT